AACATCGTTTCTAAGCCAACAGAAAGACTCGTGGCACGTTGGTCAAGTGACATAAGGATAAATGGGCTGGAACAGTTTAGTAAAGCCATAGAAGCCACGCTAGAGGCTTTAGATGATGAGCTGAAAACAGTTTTTTATCTACGGTGGTCAAGAGGTTCGGTAAATACTTGGGAAGAAATAGCTGACATGCTACACGTTTCCAGAAAAAGCATCTACAGAAAAAGAGAACGTATCTTAACAATCTTTGCAGATTTTAGGGGAGATTCGTAAAGTTGACACAAAAAAGCGTGGAAGTGTCACGTTTTAAGTGGTAAATTAGTATCATACAGATACTGAGAAGAGATAGATATTTTTATTTTCCAGTCATTAATTGACAAATCGAACTCAGTATCTGTTTTGGAACGTCAGCTCATACAGTAAAAAGACTGGCTGTTCCTTTTAGACAAGTTAGCTTAAAACGTAAGTAATTGATAGACGTATCAACGATGTGCGTATGTGCAAAGCGCTGGGCTGATAACCCAGAGATGGAGGTTCGAATCCTCTGCTTGTGGTTTAAAAACTAGCAATAATAAATAATATAAAGAGGACCCAGTGACCATGTTTGCTAGTATCATGTGAGGGGCTGAATATTTCACTCAGAGAGACCGCAGGAATGTGTGGTCTTTTTGTATGTTTAGAAAGGACCCCCTATGGCGATTGAAAGGCTGGATAAAAAAGGTCCACACCGTGTAGCGTTTGAAAGAAATAAGAAGCGGATACTAAAGACTAAACACATATGTGGTATCTGTGGACATGACGTAGACAAGTCACTTGCTTATCCGCATCCGTTGTCTCCAGCAATTGATCATATCATTCCCGTATCAAAAGGTGGTCATCCTAGTTCGCTCGAAAATTTGCAACTTAGTCACATGGCGTGTAATCGTCAAAAGTCAGATAAGTTATACAGTGGACAGGCAAACGCAACTGAAACGATTGGCAATAGAAACCTTCCTAAAACGCTAGATTGGGCGTCTTACGAGTTTAAAACGTGAAGTAGTATAAATGTACCACTAATGTCTAAAAGCTCTTAGAACGCAAGTATGGGGCATATAGACCCATACGGGGTTGGCGAAAGCTCTTCTCGCTGTACTGTACATTTTTATTCGTGTTAGGATTTAGATTGGAGAGATAATGAAAAAAATATGTGCAACGTGTGGAAAGTCATTTGAAACGACATCGAACCGTGCAACGTATTGTAGCGATGAATGCCGAAAGATAGGCGTTGCCGAAAAGCAGAAACTCTTAATGCGTAAAAAGCGGAAAGAAGAAAAAGAACGTAAAGAGGCAGAGTTAAAAACTAACATCGAAAACTCTACTAAGCCTAAAAAAATTCGTGATATTAAAAAGCATTACCAAAAGAAAAAACAAGAGCTTTTAGAAAACGAAAAGCAATTTGGTTACGTCGGTCGGATATTAATCGATGGAATAGACATCCACGATCCCGATTTTGAAAAAATAATAATGGAGAAAATCAAATGAAACAAACTGGAATGAACTTCCTACGCAGAAAGCTATCGCTTTACAAAGCCGGTGTTGAAAAACGCTATCGTTATTATGCAATGCAAGATATTGATAACACAATGAGCATCGTTATGCCTTACAATGTTAAAAGTGCCTATCGGTCAGTCTTAGAATGGACGACAAAAGGAGTGGATGCATTATCTGACAGAATTGTTTTCCGTGAATTTGGCAATGATGATTTCAATGCAACTGAAATATTCAACGCAAACAATCCAGACATCTTTTTTGATACCGCAGTACAATCTGCATTGATTGGTTCATGTGCATTCGTTTATATTTCAAAAGACGGAGACAATATGCCACGCTTACAAGTCATTGAAGCAAGCAAGGCAACTGGTATTTTAGACCCGACTACTTTCCTGTTAACGGAAGGGTACGCAGTTTTAGAGACTGACCAAAATGACAATCCGACTTTAGAGGCTTACTTCACACCAACAGAAACTTGGTACTATCCGAGAGATGGTGAACCATATAGCATTCCGAATCCAACCAACCAACCGTTATTAGTACCGATTATTCACAGATCAGATGCGGTTCGTCCGTTTGGTCGTAGTCGAATCACACGTTCGGGCATGTATCAGCAAAAGGCAGCAAAACGGACACTGGAACGTGCTGAGGCAACCGCAGAATTTTACTCATTCCCACAAAAATACGTTTTGGGAACAAGTCAAGACGCAGAGGCACTAGACAAGTGGAAAGCGACGGTATCAACTGTTTTGGAAATCACTAAAGACGATGACGGGGATAAGCCAGTTGTCGGTCAATTCGCATCAGCAAGCATGGAACCATTTTTCAGTCAACTAAAAATGTATGCTTCATTATTTGCTGGTGGCTCTGGATTGACACTAGATGACTTAGGTTTTCCATCTGACAACCCATCAAGTGTTGAGGCTATTAAAGCAAGTCACGAGAATTTAAGAGCATCTGCTAAAAAAGCTCAACGGTCATTCGCTAGTGGATTTTTAAACGTTGCTTATGTCGCTGTTTGTTTACGTGACAGCCAACCATATGAGCGCACAATGTTCATGAATACCAGGATTATTTGGAAACCATTATTTGAAATCGATGGTGCTAGTCTTTCAACGATAGGAGATGGGCTGATTAAGATTTCACAGGCTTACCCTGAATTAAACATTGGCGAAGTGCTGTTTCAAATAACTGGTATCAAGGACGGTGGCACAGATGGTTGATGATATCGTACCAAAATTATTAGATGATTTAAAAAAAGAATTTTTAACTAAATACAAAGCCAATAAAAAAATACCTAAGTTACTAGAAAACAAAAATCACGCAAACGCATACCTATACGCCCAAGAGGTCGGAGATATTTTAGCAGAGGTCTTTGATAGTAAATTATCCGCAAGCATTTTGCCTGAAGGCAAGATGTTTTTTAATATCGGAGAAAGGATATTGAATGAAACGCTTGGGAATAATCATAAGTTGGTTACGGACTACGCAGTCGAATTACAAACCGCCTTGAATAAGGAGGCTGGTATCGGTTTAAAACCAAAAGCGAATAAAATCAATCAAGATAAGGTCGATGGTTTAGTTAACCGATTATCTGCCGAAGACAATTTCGATGAAGTCAAGTGGATTTTAAAAGACCCAGTTGCCAATTTCTCACGGTCGGTTATGGACGATTTTATTATGACAAACGCTGATTTTCACGCTAAGGCAGGTTTAAACCCAAAGATAACTAGATACGTTATTGGAAAATGTTGTGAGTGGTGTGAGAAAATCGCAGGTACTTATGACTATCCAGTGGATAAAGAAATCTACGCAAGGCATGAAAATTGTGACTGTGTGGTTGAATACCATCCTAAAGATGGTCGAGGCATACAGAACGCTTATACGAAAGGGTGGAGGTAAGGCATATGAAAACTGTAGATGTAAAAGTAAGGATCGAATCTAATATTGATGAATACAAAACACTTTTAAAAGAATTAGAAATGGCTCTTGAAAAAGTTAATAATTTCAAATTAGAGTTCGAGGTTGTTCAAGAAAAAGAATAGGCGGTGATCTAACATCTCCCAGCGACAGGGTTATCATGCAACAGCGATTGAAAGGAAACATGTGATGGTCAAAACTAAAGAAAAACTTGGCAATCAACATCCAACTCAATCGGTAAATTTACATTGGACTAAATCACTAGCACCCGAAGCGCTTGGTTATTATGCAAAGACTGGGCTTAAATACTACGACTGGCAGAAAAACCTGTTAGAAGACATGATGGCTGTCAACGATGACGACTTGTGGGTACACCAAAAATATGGTTATTCCCTCCCTCGTCGTAACGGTAAAACAGAGGTTGTTTATCTTTGGGAACTATGGGGGCTGCATAATGGACTGAATATGTTGCATACTGCACACAGAATTAGTACATCGCATTCGTCATTCTTAAAGCTAAAAAAATACCTTGAAATGTCTGGTTATGTTGACGGTGAGGATTTCACATCTAACAAAGCAAAAGGGCAAGAACGTATTGAATTTAAGTCAACAAGTGCTGTCATTCAATTCAGAACCAGAACATCTAATGGTGGCCTTGGTGAAGGGTTTGACTTGCTTGTCATTGATGAAGCGCAAGAGTACACAGTCGAGCAAGAAACTGCTTTAAAATATACCGTTTCTGACAGTGACAACCCGATGACAATTATGCTAGGTACACCACCAACAGAAGTTTCAACAGGTACTGTCTTTGAAAACTATCGTAAAGATGTTTTAAAAGGCGATAAGAAGTATTCTGGTTGGGCTGAGTGGTCAGTGGATTCTGTAAAGGATATCCACGACACAGATAGTTGGTATCTAACCAATCCGTCAATGGGTTATCATTTAAACGAGCGTAAAATCGAAGCAGAGCTTGGAGAAAATAGCCTTGACCACAATATTCAACGTTTAGGCTATTGGCCTACGTTCAACATGAAATCAGACATTTCTGAGAAAGATTGGTCAGCACTTGAAATTGAGGAGATACCAGAATTTAACAGTAAGCTCTTTGTAGCTGTTAAATACGGCCAAGACGGGAACAATGTTTCGATGTCAATCGCAGTTAGAACCAAAGATGAAAAAGTCTTTGTCGAAACAATAGACTGTGTATCAATCAGAAACGGCCCGCAATGGATAATCAATTTCTTGAAAAACGCAGATGTTGAAAAAGTAGTCGTAGATGGTGCAAACGGTCAACGGATTCTCGAAGCCGAGATGAAAGAGTTTAGGCTTAAAGCGCCAATTCTTCCAACAGTCGCAGAGGTCATAACAGCCAATGCAATGTGGGAACAAGCAATAGCCCAAGGTACTTTGAGACATAATAACCAACCATCCCTAACCGCTGTTACAACCAACTGTGCAAAACGCAACATAGGTTCGAACGGTGGTTTTGGTTACAAGTCGCTTTTTGATGATAGGGATATTAGTCTAATGGATAGTGCATTGCTAGCGCACTGGCTTTGTGCGACAACTAAGCCTAAAAGAAAGCAAAGAATTAGTTATTAAGAGACCAATAGGTCTTTTTTTAATGCAAAAAATTACCGAACTGCAGGGCAAAGCAGGAGAAAGGACGTTACATGTCAGATTTTAAAATTATTGAAACTCAAGAAGAATTAGATGCAGTTATTAAAGCACGGTTATCTCGAGAACGTGAAAAATATGCAGATTATGAAAACTTGAAAAAACAATTAGCTGATTTTGAAGCTAAAGAAACAACTTACCAAAATACCATTAATGATCTAAAAACTAGAGAAACAGAGTTAACTTCTCAGGTCGAATCATTAAATGGCGACTTAACTCAAACTAGATTACAAACTGCTAAGCAACGTATCGCAACTGAATATGGATTGCCACTTGACTTAGCTGAAAGATTGCAAGGTGATGACGAAGACGGGTTTAAAGCAGATGCTGAACGACTAGCAAGTTATTTTATACCTAAACAACCGACACCACCCATGAAATCGAACGAACCAACTATTGATGCTGACCCATTAAAAAGCGGTTTACGTGATATGGTCAGAAGCTTAAATAACAAAGGAGAATAATTAAATGGCTACATTAAAACAAGGTGAACTTTTCAAACCGGAACTAGTAAAACAAATGTTTTCTAAAGTGCAAGGGCGCTCTACTCTTGCAAAACTTTCTAACCAAACACCAATTCCATTCGCAGGAGTTGAACAATTTATTTTCAACTTAGACGGCAACGCTGAAATTGTCGGCGAGGGTGGTCTTAAGTCTGCCAACGGCGCAACTATCACCTCAAAAGTTATCAAACCAATTAAATTTATTTATCAAGCACGTATCACAGACGAATTTAAATACGCATCTGAAGAAAAACAAATTGAATATATTAGTCTTTTTGCTGATGGATTTGCCAAGAAGATTTCAGAAGGATTTGACATCGCTGCGATTCATGGGCTTGAACCAAAATCATTAACAGATGCATCGTTCAGAAATATTAATTCATTTGATGGAACTGTAACAGCAAACGTAGTTAAATATGATGCTACCAAACCAGATGACAACATTGAACAAGCTGTTAAGCAAGTTGTTGCAAAAGGTGGAGAAGTCACAGGTCTTGCGCTATCTACTACATTAGGCGGAGACTTAGGAAGTATGAAAGATACCAATAACAATCACATCTTCCCAGAATTCCGATTTGGTCAAAATCCAGATTCGTTCTATGGTATGAAGTCAGATATTAATAAAACCCTTACAATCGCAGGCGGTACTGCTAAAACAGACCATGCAATCGTAGGTGACTTCCAAAACATGTTTAAATGGGGCTACGCAGAAAACGTTCCACTTGAAATTATCGAATATGGTGACCCAGACGGAACAGGACGTGACCTTAAAGCGTACAATGAAATTTTACTACGTGCTGAAGCGTTTATCGGCTGGGGCATCTTAGATACAGATGCTTTTGCTCGTGTTGAGGTACAAGCATAATTCTGGGAGGAATTTATGGCAATTTACAAAGATAAAAAAACGGGCGCAATTATTGTTTGTGATTCTGTCCTATCTGGTGATTGGGAACTCGTAAAAGAGACAGTTAAGGAAAAGAAAGAAGAGGCTAAATAGCCTTGAAATAGGAGGTTATGATGGCTAATTTTGCAACGGTCGCAGATGTTACCGCATTGTGGCGAACATTGACACCCGATGAAACGTTACGTACAGAGGCGCTTTTAACAGTCGTCTCTGACACGTTACGTTTAGAAGCTGAAAAAGTAGGGAAAGATTTAGATCAATCAATTATTGATAGTGTATCTTACGCAAGTGTTTTAAAAGCTATTACAGTTGATATTATAGCTAGAACACTAATGACACCAACCACAGGTCAACCAATGGTTCAAGAAAGTCAATCAGCGCTTGGATACACTTGGTCTGGTACTTTTTTAAGTCCAGGCGGTGGATTATTTATTAAAGATAGCGAACTCAAACGATTAGGTCTGAAACGACAAAAAATAGGGGGTATAAATATCTATGGGGAAGATACATGGAATACCAATTACCCTTATTGACAAGCAAGTTGTTTCAAAAGACCCATTTGGAAACTCAGTTAAGCGAGATGTTGAGATAACGATTAATAACGTAATCGTAGCACCTGCGACAACTGAGGATATAACAAATCAAATGTCATTAACAGGTAAAAAAATATCCTACACCATCGGCATCCCTAAAGGGGATACGAACGATTGGGAAGAGAAAGAAGTTAGGTTCTTTGGCAAGCGATGGAAAACGGTCGGTATACCTCTTGAAGGTATTGAATCAATGATACCTCTTGAGTGGAACAAGAAAGTGATGGTTGAGAGATATGAGTAAATTTATATTTAAGCTCAATCGCAAGGGTGTTGCTGAATTGATGAAATCACAAGCGATGCAAGACATTTTGAAAGAACACGCAACAACTATCAAGAACAGGGCTGGCGATGGATACGAGCAAGATATTTACGTTGGTAAGAATCGTGCTAATGCAATGGTAAAAGCTGAAACTTTTAAAGCTAAAAAAGATAATTCTAAAAATAATACTTTATTAAAGGCGGTGCATAAATGATTGAGTTAGTTATTAAAAATTATCTTGACGGTCATTTAGATGTACCGTCTTTTTTTGAGCATCAAAACGGACTTAAAGGAAAATATGTGCTGGTTGAAAAACTCAGCGGAGGAAAGAAGAATATGCTCAACTCCTCCGTTTTTGCTTTCCAGTCTTACGCAGACAGCCTATTTGAGTCAGCTCAATTAAACGAACAAGTGAAAGAAGTGGTTGAAGCGATGATTGAATTACCAGAAATTACTGGAATACAACTCAATTCTGACTACAATTTCACAGACACACAAACCAAAAAATATCGCTATCAAGCGGTATTTGACATCAATTATTATTAAAGGAGACACAAAACATGACAAATTCTACATTAGTAGTAGCTGGGAAACCAAAAGTCGGTGGGGCAATTTGGTCAGCGCCACTTGGCACTACGCTACCAACAGACGCAACAACCGCATTAGATGCGGCTTTTAAGTCACTAGGTTACGTTTCGGATGATGGATTAACAAATGAAATGACAACCGACACAGAAGAAATCAAAGCTTGGGGTGGCGATACAGTCCTTACAGCTCAGACTGGTACATCGGACACATTTACATACAAGCTTATTGAGTCGCTCAATATTGAGGTGCTGAAAGAAGTTTACGGAGCTAGTAACGTAACCGGAACACTTACAACAGGTATTAAAATTTCCGTTAACTCAAAAGAAAAAATCGATCACGTTATTGTCATAGAAACGGTTGTCCGTGACAAATTTAAACGTATTGTTTTACCAGTTGCGAAAATCAAGGAAATGGCTGAAATCACTTACGTTGACGGTGAACCAGTTGGATATGAGGTTACAGTCCAAGCATTACCAGATGCAAGCGGAAACACTCACTATGAATACATTGGAGGCACTTCATTATGATTTCAGGCAAAACAAAATCGGGATTTGCTTATGAGATTTCAGAAGCTCGTTTAAAAAACTATGAATTAGTTGAATTGCTAGCAGATGTCGATACTAACCCTCTATTGCTTCCAAAACTAGTAAAAGTAATGCTTGGAGATGAACTCGCTGATAAGCTAAAAGACCATATCAGAGATGATGAAGGACTTGTCGATTTAGAAAAAATCAACTTAGAAATTGCAGAAATTTTTGAGAGTCAAAAAGCAATAAAAAACTCGTAAACCTCGCACAGATGATAAAAAAAGATGAAGATGCTCTTATTTGTGACTTAGCAGAGACTTACCAAATATACGACTACAAACAGTTACCAGCTAATTTGGTAGCTGTTTTTTCTGCAGGGTTAAGAGAAAACTCGAGAATACGCATGTCGTTATCTGATGAAAAATTGACGATTGAACAAACCATGCTTGCTGGAATATTGGACAGACTAAGTATATTGCTATGGTCAAAAACAAGAGATGGTCAAAAAGGTATCAATCAACCTAAGTCAATCATCGAGTCGGTCAATGAAAAACCAAAAGAGAAAATCACATCTTTCAATTCTGGCGAGGACTTTATGAAGTTTAGGGAAAAATTCGTCAAGGAAAGGAGGGAGTAAATGGCAACAGAATTAGGTCAAGCGTATGTACAAATCATGCCGTCCGCAAAAGGGATACAAGGCTCAATAACCGAACAGTTATCGCCCGAAGCGACAAGCGCAGGTACGAGCGCAGGAAGTTTGATTGGTGGCAAAATGGTCGGTGCATTAGCTGGAATAATTGCAGCCGCTAAAATCGGGCAGATGATAACAGATGGCATTAAAGCATCGTTTAATGAAGGCGCTGCACTACAACAGTCAATGGGTGGTGTTGAGACGCTATTCAAAAACAACGCTGGTATTGTCAAAAAATATGCAGATGAAGCATATAAAACTGCTGCATTATCTGCAAATGCCTACATGGAGACGGTCACGTCATTTAGTGCATCTCTTATCCAATCGGTGGGTGGAGATACCGCTAAGGCTGCAGACGTTGCTAACATGGCAATGATTGACATGACTGACAATAGTAACAAGATGGGTACGAGTATGGAGTCCATTCAGTATGCCTATCAAGGATTTAGCAAGCAAAACTACACGATAAACAATCTAATGTCCGTTGCATAAGTGATTATGCAAGCGTGCGTGGGTGAACTCTATCAGAGGTGTGAGGATAATTCCTTGCTGACGGTAGAACTCTAAGGGCAAAAGCCTATGACAATACCGTGCCAAGCCTGTAAAAAATACAGGAAGGTGTAACGACTAAGGGATTCGTGTCCCTGTACAATAACTATTGATACGTTATTGGAAGCGCCCACCAACTAATAAATATCAATGTATATATAGTTGCGTTTATCGCCCTAATATGTTATAATATTAATAACAGAAAGGCGGTAATATTATGTGGAAAACAATTGAAAATAAACCGAACTATGAGGTCAACAAAGTAGGTCAAGTTAGAAATAAAAAGACAGGAAGAATATTAAAAAACAGCACTAGAAAAGATGGATATTGCCGAGTGATGTTAGGGAGGAAAACAATCCCTTTATATATCCATAGACTGGTTGCTGAAACTTTCATTCCTAACCCAAATAACTTACCACAAGTTGACCATATAAACGGTGTAAAATCAGACAACAGACTTGAAAATTTAAGATGGGTGGATGCAACAGATAACTATATGGCTTTTGGTTACAAAAACAGAATAAAAAACAAGTGGAAATCTATCAAAGCCACAAATACTGTAACTGGTGAAGCAATAGTTTTTAAGTCGAGAGATGATGCATCTGATTATTTTAAATGCAACAAATCTTGTTTAAAATATGATTATGTATACCAAAAAGGCAATAAAAAAAGATGGATATTTAAATTAGTTGAAGATATAGTCTAATCCCTCGAGGTTTACGAGAAATCGTAAGCCTTTTTAAATACCACGAAAGTGGGGGTATAAATGGTTAGATAACCTTAAGCTTGGTTATTCCGGAACAAAATCAGAAATGGAGCGTTTACTTGCCGATGCCGAAAAACTGACAGGCAAGAAATATGACATAAACAATCTGTCAGATGTCTATGAAGCTATTCACGCTATTCAAAAACAAATGGGTATTACTGGTACAACTGCCAAAGAAGCAGAACATACTTTTACTGGTTCATTGTCCGCAATGAAAGCGTCAGCAAGTAACTTACTTGGAAAACTGGCGTTAGGAGAGGATATAAAACCATCATTAGAACAGTTAGCAAGTACTACGTCAACGTTTTTATTTAATAATTTCCTTCCTATGGTTGGTAATATTTTAAAAGGTTTACCTACAGTAATTGGTGGACTACTACAAGAAGTAGGACCGATGTTTTTAGAAAAAGGGCGAGAATTGGTAAACAACCTTGGTCAAGGAATGACCGGTGGTATGGGAGCTGTTATTGGGAATATCGTCAAAGCTTTTTCTCCACTAGGCGAAGCGTTGCAAACTGTTTTTGGGCAAATCCAACAATTGATAAAAACAGTTATCTCTCAAATATCCCCTATCATAACAACGATTGGAACTGCACTAGGTAAACTAAATTTTGATGGTATAAAAAATTATATTGAATCTATCATCCCAGCTTTACAAGCTGGCTTCCAGACCTTCATGAGCATTGTAAGCCCTGCAATTGATTCGGTTGTTCAATCGTTCGTGTCCATGTGGAATGCTGCTCAACCATTGATTGCGATTTTGAGCGGTGCTTTGATGCCAGTTTTTCAAATTCTAGGCTCATACCTTGGTGGTGTGGTAAAAGGTGTCTTGTCAGGGGTTTCGTTTGCATTTGATGCTTTAAAAGTGGCTATAGAGTTTTTGACACCTGTAGTCGATTTCCTGGTACAGGCTTTGAATTTCGTCCAGCCTGTATTGAGTACAATTGCTGAATGGGTTGGTGTTGCGATTGGTATGTTCGGTAATCTCGGTACAGCTGGTCAAGGATTGAGTGCTTTTACAAAATCTGCATGGACTAACATCCAATCAGCAGTACAGACAGCCGGAAATATTATTCGAACTGTCATTGACTGGATTAAATTAGCCTTTTCAGGAGCTGGAAATGCAGCCGGAGTACTAAAAAATGTATTCTCACTCGCTTGGATGGCGATTGGCGACGTGGTTAATGTTGCTAAAAAACTAATCGGTGGTGCAATTTCAGGCATCAATTCAGCATTCACAAGTTTTCAATCCTTTGTATCTAGTGTCGGTGGAGCTGTTAACAGTGTTGTAAATTCAATTATTTCAACCATCAAAGGCATTGCCAATATTGACATTTCTGGAGCTGGTGCAGCAATCATGAATGGCTTTTTAGGTGGGTTACAATCCGCTTGGGGAGGTGTCAAAAGTTTCGTGGGGGATATAGCTCAATGGATTAAAGACCATAAAGGGCCGATTTCATACGATAGAAAACTTTTGATTCCAGCCGGTAACGCAATCATGGACGGTTTAAGCCGTGGATTGAAAGAGCAGTTTAAAAATGTAAAATCAACCGTTACAGGTATGGCAGATGAATTGCAAAATGCATTTGGTGCACCGCAGTTAGCTACGGACATGCCAGTAAATATGAGCGGTCAAATTGCTGGTCAATTATCTAGCCAAAAACTGGCATATCAAGTAGCGAATACATCTCAAAGTGAATTAAGTAACTTTGATTTATATAACATGATTAACAAAATTGCAAACCGTCAAATCGTGGTATCTGCTCAATTTAATGAAAACGAATTTGCAAGAATGGTCGCAGAACCCGTAAACAGAGTACAAACTCAAAACCAAACAGCACTAGCACGTATGAGAGGAGACAATAGATGATTAAAATGAATTTTAATAATGTTGACTTTTCTCGGTGGCTAGTTATTACAAAAGGATTCACTACATTTGGTGGTGCTGACTTTGATGTCACGACTAAAGATGTTGGATTTAACGGTACATACTTTGTTAAAAATCGGTATAAAGAAAAAATAATCACAGTACCATTTTACATTGAATACCCACAATTGATTGATTATGATGCTTTCCAACGAGCGTTATATGTAACCGAACCGCAAAAGCTCACTTTCTCACATCAACCTTACAGATATTATTATGCAAGCCCAACTGGAGACCTTGATTTTGACGAATTTAGGATGAATGGTAAAGGCACATTGACCTTTATCGTTCCAGACGGAGTGGCTCACAGTACCACTTATCGCAGGTTTGACAATGGCACAGTATCATCTGACAAGATTGTTTTTGATTTGGTCAACGATGGCAACGTGCCAGCTTTTCCGGTTATTACCGTTAAACATAACGCAGAAAATGGATATGTTGGTATCGTTAATAATACTGGTGCGATTGAAGTAGGCAATCCAGAGGAAGCTGATACAGAAATAGTTAAACAGTCGGAGGTACTTTTTGATTACCGTGACAGTAAAATCGAAGATGGACTCACTGCATCTGCTAAAAACGTGGCTATTTTAAATGACACTGGTCAAAATTTTGTAGGAACATTCGCAAGTGTGGACTGGTTGGGGCGCAAACATTTATTTCTGCAAAACGCAGGTGGCACGACTGGAGGCAACGCAGGCAGTTTAACATGGAATATCCCAAATGATAGTGCTGGGGGTGTAGGTTCGCTTAATGACTATATTTGGTGGAGACAAGTCTTTTTGCTTGGTGCTCCAAACCAATACGGCTTTATCAAGCTGACTGTTTCTGATACTAATGGTCAGTTTCTGTATGGCGTGGAAACATTTAAGAGGGCGCAAGGGCCAGGCTGTGAATACAATTTTATGGCTAGTGATGGAGCTGGTGGCTATAAAATGATTAAACGTTGGACATTTAACGGAACGCACGAAGATAGTCAAAATCCGTTTAATGAACATAGAGGTTGGTCAGACATCAAACGTAATGATGATAAAGTTACTGTTTATTGGTGGGGTTCTTACAATACCTTCACCATTCCAGAAATTAAGGGCAGAAAATCCGCTAAAATTCATGTGGCTTTTGGTGCTATTGGCAATAATCCATTAGTAACCAGAATGTACTTAGATGGTATTTTCTACCGTAAGGATTTTGTGGCAGTCACCAAGGATATTCCTAACCGTTATTCGATCGGCTCTAATGTCGTTGTCGATTGTGAGAGTGATAGCGTAACAGTGGATGGCTTGGAACGTATTACAGATGTTGTTCACGGCTCAACGTTTCCTACTATACCGACTGGTGACAGTAAGTTGGAAGTTTACTGTTCGAGCTGGATTGGAAACAAACCGACTGTAACAGTTGAGTTTGAGGAAAGGTGGTTGTAATGTTATTAACAATTCATGATGCAAACCTACAAAAAGTAGCATTCATTGATAACGAAAAGCAGAACACCTTACATTATTTTGACGATGCTTGGACAAGGAATTTAGAGACAGGTTCGTCAACGTTTGAATTTACTGTATTAAAAAAAGCAACTGTTAAGTCGTATAACTATTTAAACGAAAAAGCATTTGTCTCTTTTAAATACAATGGAAAAAGCTATGTGTTTAACGTGATGACAGTCGAGGAAAACGAGCAAACCATTAAATGCTATTGTGAGAACCTCAACTTAGAACTTATAAATGAGTACGCTAACTCATACAAAGCTACTAATGCTATGTCATTTGTTGAGTATTGCAACGCAATGGGTTTGCTTAGTTTTACGTATCTGACTATCGGACTTAACGAAATATCAGACCAGAAACGGACTCTTGAATGGGATGGGCAGGATACTAAACTTGCCCGCCTATTGAGCCTTGCTAAAAAGTTTGATGCGGAAATTGATTTTGATACACGACTAAACGCTGATAGTTCCATCAAATCCTTTAAAGTTAATGTGTACCATAAAAATGACGGCACCCATCAAGGTGTTGGACGTATCAGAAATGACATCCAGCTCACATACGGCAAGAATGTAAAATCAATCACACGCAAGATTGATAAAACAAATGTTTTCAATTCTATACGACCGACTGGTACAAAAGATGGGAATACAGTTGTAATAAGCGGTTTGAGTGCATGGGAAGAAAAAAACGCAGATGGAATAGTTGAATTTTACCAAAAAGGTGAGATGCTTTACGCTCCAATCTCCATGCAGATGTACCCATCAACATTTACACACAGCACAATCAATGACCAATGGACACGGAAAGACATCACAGTTGACAGTGACAACCCGACTGTTATCCGTTCGGCTGGCATTCGTGAACTGAAGAAGCGTGCTTATCCAGCCATTACTTATGATGTAGATGGATTTGTTGACGTCGAGATTGGCGATACAGTCAAAATTAACGATGATGGTTTTAATCCTATATTGCTTATCGAAGCACGGGTTGCAGATCAGAAAATCAGCTTTACAAATCCAGATAGCAACAAAACAACTTTTGCTAACTTTACCGCCTTAGAAAATCGAATCTCAGATGACATGCAGGCTCGTTTAAACGAATTGGTCGAACAAGCGAAACCCTACACTATCAAGTTATCAACAGACAACGGGGTTATCTTTAAAAACCAAATTGGTCAGAGTATTATTACACCATCATTATACAAGGGAGGCAAGCCAGTAACTTCTGGTGTCACTTGGCGTTGGTCGTTAGATGGAAATGTGACAACGGGTATGACTTACACTGTCCGTGGGGCTGATGTGGCTGATACAGCCACATTGACCGTTTCTGCTTACGTAGGCAATGATGAGGTGGCGGTTGATGAGATTTCTTTTGTTAATGTTTTGGACGGTTCAGATGGAGCTAACGGGTTACCAGGTAAACCGGGTGCCGATGGAAAAACCTCTTATTGGCATACAGCCTACGCAAATAGTGCTGATGGTAAAGTTGATTTCCATTTAACCGATAATGCTGGTCGACGATATTTTGGACACTATAATGATTACACTTTAGCGGATTCAACTGATCATACAAAATATAAATGGGTGGATATGGCTGCTCCAGCTGAAAAAATAGTGAAAGAGCAAGCTGTACTGAAGACAGATGTCAAAGTCACAGACGAAGGCATTGTCACATCAGCATCTAAGACGGTCAACGGACAGACTATAGCCTCAATGATTGCCCAACGTGCTGAATGGGTCGAGATTATTGCTCAGTTACTTAAAATTAAGGCCGACATGATTGTGGACGGAGCGATTACGGCTGACAAATTAAATGTTACTAAACTATCTTCTATCATCTCAAACCTAGGAGAAATAACCGGTGGTTCTTTGACGCTTTCAAATCACTATCCAGAAAAAAC